GAGCTTGTTACAAACGGAGACTTTAGTAACGGCACAACTGGATGGACTGCTTATGGTTCTACACTATCCGTATCCAATGGACAAATGACTGTTGCTGATAATGGTGGGTATTCAAAAGCATATCAATCAGTGCGAACTGTCATAGGACAAACCTACGAATTGTCTATAGATAAAGTGAGTGTAACTGGACAACACTCAATAGTTGCATTATCAACAGTAGAACCCAATAGTGGCACATGGGGTAATATGATATCCTTTTCAAAATTAAATGCTGAACTTCCTTATACACAGAAGTATAAGTTCAAAGCACTTGCAACAACCACTTGGATTGCATTTGGTACAGAAGGTACTAATAGCGCTGTTTATGATAATGTATCTCTCAAAAAAGTTGGTATGCCTGATAATCAACTCATTAAGGCTTCAGAATTAAGGAATGAGATAGCAGGATTAGGATTAGAGTTTGATACTTCTGGTCGTATGATAAACAAAAATCAAGTATGTTATGTTGTTAAGGGTACTGGTTCTCAGACCTATTCAACAGGCGCAACATTTGTTCCTACCACCCCAGCTGAGCATAAGAATGTCGGCAATCACTTTGATGATAGTACTGGAAGATTTACTGCTCCTGTTCGTGGAAATTATTTTTTATCATTGCAAGCCACTGCTTGGTACAGTTCTGCAAATCCAACAGATGGTTGGCAGACCAGATTAAATATTAACGGCAGCCAGTGGCACGATTTCTATCATGCTGGTGGTGGTGAAAATGGTTATGAGCAATTTATTAATCCTCATGCAATCGTTCACCTTTTGGAAGGCGATTATGTTGATTGGATAATGACAGGGTATGGTGGCACTATGACATTCCAACAACAAATGTTTATTGGATACCTATTAGGTTAATTAAAGAAGAATGACAGATATTACAGTATCATTAACAGATACACAGACAAAATGTCTAGAGTATTCTTGCAACTCAATTCAAGATTGGACTGATAATGCACTTAAAAATCGTGCTAGGATTGCACAAGATGAAATTGTTCAACTTCTTGTTAAGTATTGCAATGAAAATGAAATTGCAATGCATGTGGGTGTAGATGCACAAGTATCTCAAGCATTTGATTTAGGAATTGTTACTACAACAACTACTAGTGTATAACTTGAAAATTAAAAACTCTATTTATTACCATAACATCTAAGACACAATCCTTATAAATAGAACTAGAAGGAGACTGTGTTCGATGGCAACAATATCTAATTTATTTATAGACCAAGACGCTGACTTTACCACTACGGTAACAGTCAATGATTCTAATGGTACTGCACTTGATTTGACCAACTATACTGCACTTGGTATGATTCGCAAGACGTATGAATCGTCAACTGCGACTACATTTACATCTCAGTTCACTACGCCAAGAACTACAGGACAAATCACAATTTCACTAACAGACACGCAAACTGCGGCTCTTGAGTCTGGAAGGTATGTTTATGACTTGGTCATAACAGATGCTTCTGGAAGTAAAACAAGGGTCGTTGAAGGTATTGCAACTGTAAGTCCAAGCGTATCAAGGTAAAAACTATGTCTATAACAGCAACAGTTAATTCATCTAGAACAGTAGTTGGTTCGGTTTCACAAGGAAATCAACCACAAGTGACTCGTGTAACAGTGCCTGGGCCGAAAGGTGATACAGGTGCATCTGGATCTTCTGAAAATAACTTATCTCAAGCAGCAGACGTTGATACAACAACATTCCCACTGCAAGATGGTTCTCTTCTTCAGTGGAGAGAATCTACACAAAAGTGGACTGCAAGAAATGAACTTGACACAACTTCTGGAAACCTCGTTTTGAGTGGCGGTAGTTTTTAAACGAATTAAATAGGAAAAATAAAAATGGCATTAACATTACAAATTAAAAGATCCACAGGTACTACTGCACCAAGCGCTTTATCTGATGGTGAACTTGCGTATACTCATGGAAATGAAAAATTCTACATTGGTGATGGTTCTACCGTAAAGGTAATTGGTGGTAAGAGTTTTAATGATAAACTAGACCATGTAAATGGTACATTGACTGCATCATCTGCTTTAGTTGTTGATGGTAACAGTGCAGTTGATAACTTCATTGTTGGTAATCATGCAACAACTGGTGGTTCTATAAAAATTAAAGAGGGAACAAACAATGGTGCTCACCATGTTTCTCTGAAGTCACCCAACTCATTGGGTGCAAACGTAGAATTTACCTTACCAACAGCAGACGGTAGTTCAGACCAATTTTTGAAAACAAACGGCTCTGGACAGTTATCTTTTGGAACAGTGACACAGACACTTTCTCTTGCTGCTGATTCTGGTACTAATGATACCTTCAATACTGGTGAGACACTAACATTCACTGGTGGTACAGGTATCGGAACAACTGTATCTGATAATGATATCGAATTTGCAATCGACTCAACAGTAGCAACCCTTACAGGCTCACAAACTCTTACTAACAAGACACTAACAACTCCTGTAATAAGTTCTATTTCGAATACTGGTACGTTGACATTACCAACAAGTAATGATACACTTGTGGGTAGAGCAACAACTGACACTCTCACTAACAAAACAATCAATACTGCAAGTAATGCTATTACTATTGTTGAAGCAGATATTAGTGATTTACAGTCATACTTGACTGCTGAAACAAACGACTTATCTGCTGCTGTTGTTTGGGCAAACGTACCAAACGCAAATATCACAGAAAGTTCTGTAACACAACATGAGTCTGCTCTTGCTATTGCAACAACACAGTTAACTGGAACAATTACAAACGCACAACTTGCTGGTTCTATTGCGAATGCAAAACTTGCTAATAGTTCTGTAACAATCGGTTCTGATTCTATTGCACTTGGTGGTACACAGACTGACTTGAATGGCATCACATCTCTTGACGTTGATAACATCACAGTTGATGCAAACACCATCTCTACTACAGACACAGATGGTGACTTAGTTCTTTCTCCAAATGGAACAGCAACAGTAACAGTTCCTTCTGGTTATGAGGGACGTTCTGGATTTGGTTCTGACTCACTTGTAAATAAATCATACGTTGATGCAGTTGCAAACGGACTTGATGTTAAGAAATCAGTTCGTGTTTCATCAACAGCAGATTTGTCTGCAACATATAACAATAGTAACGGAACACTAACCGCAACATCAAACGGTGCAATCTCCATTGATGGTGTTACTCTTGTTGCAAACGATAGGGTTCTTGTTAAAGACCAAACTGATTCAAGTGAGAATGGTTTCTATAAAGTAACTACAGTTGGTTCTGGTTCACAAGCCTTTGTTCTTACAAGAACACCAGATGCTGATGATGCTGATGAGTTGACAGGTGGTGCATTTACTTTTGTTGAAGAAGGTACTGCAAACGCTGACAATGGTTATGTTGCTTCTCACAATGGAACACCAACACTTGGTACAGATGATATTACATTTGAACAGTTCTCTGGTGCTGGACAGATTTCTGCTGGTGCTGGTTTAACTAAAACTGGTAACACAATTGATGTTGTGGGAACAGCAAATAAGATTACTGTATCTGCAAACGCACTTACAATCTCATCATCTTATGTTGGACAATCATCTATCACTACTTTGGGTACTATCTCAACTGGTGGATGGCAGGGTACAGAAATCGGTGTCGCATATGGTGGTACTGGATTAACTAGTATCGCAAAAGGTTCTGTTCTAGTAGCAAATTCTGCAAACACATTATCGGCACTTGATGGTGGTGGTAGTGATGATGGAATTCTACTTTATACATCATCTTCTGATACACTTTCCTTTGCAGCAAGTATTGATGGTGGAACATTTTAATTAATAAGAGAAAATTATGTCTATTGCAATTAAACCAAAACGCTCGGAAACTGCTACTTCAACTCCAACTTCTAATGATTTAGAAGCTGGAGAGATTGCAGTAAACTCTGCTGACCAGAAAATATATACAAAGAAAGCAGATGGAACTATAGTTGAAGTGGCGAACAAAGGTGCAGAAGAAGGATTTGCAATTGCAATGGGCATTGCGCTAGGATAAAAATATGGCATCACCAAATACAAGGACTACATTTAAAGAATACTGTCTAAGATCACTTGGTAAACCAGTGATTGAGATTAATGTTGATCCAGATCAAGTAGAAGACAGAATTGATGAAGCACTACAATATTTCTCCCAATATCATTATGATGGTATTGAAAGAGTGTATCTGAAATATCAGATTACTCAGGCAGATATTGACAGAGCTCGTTCAGACACATCACTAGCTTCAGTTACAGATGTTGACACAACAACTAGTGCTGTTTGGAAAGAACAGAAGAATTATATTCCTGTTCCAAGTAGTGTTATGTCTATTGTAAAAGTATTTCCCTTTATTGATAAGGGTGGATTGAATATGTTTGACGTTAAGTATCAGTTAAGACTAAATGATTTATATGACTTCAGTTCAACTTCAGTTATTCATTACGAAATGACTATGCAGCATCTTGATTTCTTAGATCACATCTTAACAGGTGATACACAGATTCGTCATAACCAACACCAAAACAGATTGTATTTGGATTTGGATTGGCAACTTGACGTTGTTGATGGCGACTATATTATTATCGAATGTTATCGTAAATTAGACCCAGCAACATATACGGATGTGTGGGACGATATCTTTTTGAAGAAGTACGCAACACAATTAATTAAACTTCAGTGGGGTGCAAACCTTTCTAAGTTTCAAGGAATTCAGATGTTAGGTGGTGTCGCACTGAATGGCGAACAGATTTATACTCAAGCTCAAGAAGAAATTAATAAACTTGAAGAACAAATCCAACTCGCTTATGAGTTGCCTCCAATGCATATGATAGGGTAAGATATGCCAACTAATGTTTATTTTGATACAGGAACACGCCCAGAACAATACCTCTATGAAGATTTAATCATAGAGCAATTGCGTATCTATGGGCAGGATGTATACTACATCCCTCGTAGACTTGTAGCAGAAGATGAACTGTTTGGTGAGGATGGACTATCCAAGTTTGAAGATGCATATCTCATTGAGATGTACGTTGACAACAACGATGGGTATGAGGGCGAAAAAGAACTCATGTCTAAGTTTGGATTGGACATACAAGACGATGCAACTTTCACTGTTGCAAGAAGACGGTGGGAACAGTTTGTTGCAGTTGACAACAATCTCATTGTTTCTCTACGACCAAATGAAGGCGACTTGGTATACTGGCCTAAGGGTAGAAAGTTATTTGAAATTACTTTTGTAGACCATGATGATCCATTTTATCAAGTACACAATCTACCTACATATAAGTTAAAATGTAAAACCTTTGAATATGGTTCAGAGGATATTGATACTGGTATTGCAGAGATTGATTCTGTAGAGACAGACAATAGTTTGGATCAACTAGAATATCAAGTTTCACTTGAACAAACTGGAACATTTAATGAAGAAATCAGACTAGAAGATAATTCTGGCGTTCTTTTGGATGATGAACTAGGAGATAAGATTCTTTCTGAAGATGAATCACACGGTGGTTCTCTACAGGTTGAAAATTCAGTACAGGGTGCTGGTGCGTCCTATATAGTACAGGAAACATATAAAATTGACACTATTGATGAAAACGCAATGAACGATTTCTTTGACAGTGAAGATGACACAATATTAGACTTTACCGAATCTAATCCATTCGGCGATGCTGGGAAATAAATTATGATTGGACAATATTTTTATAACGAATCGACAAGAAATGTCGTGGTTGGATTTGGTAGTATTTTTAACAACATCCAACTTGCAAAGAAAGATAACTCAGGCAACATTGCACAGACAATGAAAGTGCCTCTTGCGTATGGGCCAAAAGCAAAATGGTTGGCTAGACTAAGAGAAGATCCTTCTCTCAATAAAAAGGTAGCGGTAACTCTGCCTCGTATTGGTTTTGAGATTAGTGGATTATCTTATGACCCTAACAGAAAATTAAATAAGTCAATTAAAGTTAAGAAAGCGGCAAACGGAACAGATTCAGAAACTATAAAATCTGGTTTTATGCCCGTACCTTATAATGTTGATTTTGAACTATTCATTATGAGTAAAAACTCAGATGATGCACTACAGATTGTTGAACAAATTCTTCCATACTTTCAACCAGAGTACACAGTTACTTTGAAAGAGTCTGCTGAACTTGATATCATTAGAGATGTACCTATTGTACTAAATGATATAAGTTATGAAGATGACTATGAGGGAGACTTTGCAAGTCGTAGAGC